GCTAGGCGGCTGGCTGAGCGTGAACGACATCCGGGAGGCGGAGAATCTGAAACCGGTGGACGGTGGGGACGAGTATCTGCGGCCGTTGAATATGGCGCCGCAGGGGAGTGAGCCGGAGGGGGATGCGAGTTCCCAAAATGGGAACGACGAGGGCGACGATTCCCAAGCTGGGAACGACGGAGGCGACGATGAAGCGGAGGATTGAGCGGCGGTTCGTGCCGATCAGCGAGTTTGAGTTCCGGGCCGGCGGCGCGTCTGAGGACGGGGCCGATAAGCCGCCGGAGCTGGTGGGCTATGCGAGCGTGTTCGGCCAGGAAACGGAGATCTCCGACTGGTTCGGCGGCTGGCGGGAGATGGTCGCACCGGGCGCGTTCCGCAAGACGATCAAGGAATCGGACATCCGGGCGCTGTGGAACCATGACCCGAACATCGTGCTGGGCCGCAACAAGGCGGGCACGCTGCAGCTCAAAGAGGACGAACACGGGCTGCACACGGTGATCCAGCCCCCGGACAATGAGTGGGGCCGGCCGGTGCTGGACGCGGTGAAGCGGGGCGATGTAACGGGGATGTCGATTGCCTTCCAGGTCGTGAAGGAACAAATCGAGCGCCCGGCGAAGGAATCGCAGGAGCTGCCGAAGCGGACGATCAAGGAGGCGAAGCTGTTCGACGTTTCGCCGGTGACGTTCCCGGCGTTCGAGCAGACGGAGATCGACGCACGTTCGGGGCTGCGCAGCCTGCCGGATGACCCGGAGACGGATGTGCTGCTGCGGGCGGCGGCGCTGGCGCGGTGGGCGCAGCGAGGCATGGTGTTGACGGCCGAGGAGATGCGGACGATCTCCGAGGCTGTGGGCATATACAAGATGTTGCCCGGGGAGCCGGAGCCGGAGTCAGGCGAAGACGAATCGCTGTGGACGCTGCGCAACCACTCTCCCGAGGCGCAAGGCGACGAGCCGGCGGCGCATCCTTCGGCTGCGGAGGCTGATGCCTCCTCCGCTCAGGATGCTTACAGCCACTCGGAGGCGGCGCGGGCGCGCAGGTTGCAACTGTTGAGACTGGGTATGGAGGCAACACGATGAAAGAGTTGATGGAGCAGCGCGCCCATCTGTTCAAGCAGATGGAGGCGCTGCACGAAAAGGCTCGCGCTGAGAAGCGTGATTTGACCCCGGACGAGGTGAAGGAATGGGACCGGCTCGACGGGGAACTGACGAAGCTGGATGCGCAGATCGAGCGCGAGACCAAATTCGAGGCGCGCAAGGCCGCAGCGGCCCAGAGCGCGGGGACCCTCGTGGGCGCGCAGGGCGGCAAGGCGCCGGCGGAGGCGAAGGGCAGCGACAAGCTGTTCGGGTCGAAATTCGGCCGGTGGAACCTGGAGGTCGCGGACATCGAGTTCCTGTTCGATCTGCAGGAGTCGCTGCGCGGGCAGCGCAAGGTGGACAACGCAGGGGTGTACGAGGGGCCGAGCGAGGAGCTGCGCAACGCGTTCAACGACATCTCCGAGGCGCTGTACATCCCGCAGGAGGAGATCCGGCGCATCGACAAGCAGGCGCTGGACAACCTCTTCCCGCGCATCCCGCTGAGCCAGTTCCGGGGCAAGGACCGTTACTGGGCGAAGCGCGGTGACTTCGACCGCACGTCGCTCTACCAGGCGGAGTTGCGGGCGATGGACACGGCGGAGAGCGGCTACGGCTCGCAGCTCGTCGGCGCGCAGTACGTCGGCGACCTGTGGGAAGCGGCCCGCAATCAGAGCCGGGTGTTCAACCTGCTCGACACGTTCGAGATGACGGCGCCGACCGTGTACATGCCGGTCGAGGTGGACATCCCGGAGATGCTCTACGTCTCCGAGAACACGTCGGCCAGCGCGTCGAACTACACCACCGTCAAGACGGGCTCGAACCGGGTGAGCGTGACGGCGAAGAAGTTCCTGATCCACCAGATGTGGAGCGGGGAGATGGAGGAGGATTCGATCATCCCCTTCATCCCGTTCCTGCGGCGGCAGGCGCAGCTCTCGCTGGCGCATTACTCGGATTCGGCGGTCATCAACGGCGACACGACCACGACCGGCATCAACGCAGTGGACACCGTGCTGACGGCGACTGATCACACGCTGGCGTTAGACGGCATCCGGCACGCGGGGCTGGTGGACAACACCGGCAACCGGGAGAGCTGGGCGAATGCGGCGGTCAGCCTGGAGGCGTTCAAGAAGGTCTACGGGCGCATGTTGGATGCGACTTACCTGCACGACTGGGGGCATCCGACCGACCCGAACGACCTGATCCACCTGGTTGACCCGTATGTGGCAGACAACATGCTGCTGATGGACGAGTTCCTGACCGTGGACAAGTTCGGGCAGAACGCGACGATCCTGAACGGGCAGGTAGCGCGGGTGTTCAACCACCCGGTCATCAGCTCGATTGCGATCAAGAAAACCGACACGACCGGCTCCTACGATGCGGACACGGCGGGCAACAACCTGTACGGCCAGATCGTGAGCTTCAACCGGCGCGGCCTGAAGGTCGGCTGGCGGCGGCGCGTGAAGGTGGAGACGGAGCGGATTCCGGCGACGGATCAAAGCCGGATCGTCTACAGCCTGCGCATGGGCCTGGGGCGGTTCAGCCCGACCGGGGCGGCCAGCGGGATCGAGTGGGCGGATACCGTCTACTACATCAACATCTAGCAGTGGCGGTGTGGTGGAGCCACCCGGCTCCGCCACCTTCGTCGCTAGGGAGGCCGTGCCTCCCAGGAGGCATAGGATGAGGATCGACAAGACACTCGGGAAGTACCAGCTCGTACCGCTGGTGTTCATGGAAGATGCGGTGGCGGCTAACCAGACCAATGCGCAGCTTGCCATCGTGGACAACGGCACGGCCCAACTGTGCCAGGGGTATGCAATGCCGTTTGCGGGGGAGATCGTGGGCATCAGCTACCACCTGAGCGGGGCGGCCACGGCCGGGTCCATGACCATCGGGCCGACGATTGACGGCACGGAAGCGGCGGACCCGACCGTGACGGTGACGACGGCCCAATCCGGCTCGGATACGTGCAACCGGGGCAAGGCGACGTTTGCGAAGAATCAGGTCATCGGGGCGGAGATTACGACCGATGCGACCTGGGATGGGACGGCGCGCGACCTGGCCGTAATCGTGTGGGTCGTGCTGGCGCTTTCGGGCATCTGAGACTGCGGGGCGGGGCGAGCCCGTCCCTACGATACAGGGGATAGGAGATAGAAGGATATGTCTACGCAAATCAGTGGGGAGGTGTTCCAGGATGCGCTGCGGGCGTTGAGTGACGGCAATGCGCCGCCATTCCCGCAGCTCCGCATGGGTGTCCCGGTCTGGGCGAGCAAGTGGGACCTGCTCGCGCTGCAGGGCCGCATGTTCAACCTGAAGGAGACGACGTTGGGCACGCCGCTATCCGGCGGCACAGCGGACGCCGGCGGCATCGTGCTGACCGTGCCGTGGGTGCGCTTCACCGTGCCCTCGGGGACGACTGTCTTCCCCCGGCGCCTGAACCTGGCGGCCTCGGCGGCGGCCGGGACGATCAACGAAATCGCGCTGGCGTACACGCAGACGGACTCTTTCACCTCGTCCGCCGGCGTCGCGCTGACGCCGCTCAACTGGCGCACGGACAACCCCCGCTCGTCGGCAGTGACGAACTGCTACGTGGGCGCCTCCGGCTCGGTCAACACCGAGGCGGCCCTGGTGGGCGTCCGGGTGCTGTACCAGAACGCGGTGCCGACCGCCTTCGGGGCGAACCAGACCGACCAGTTGTGCATCGACAAGCTGTTCGAGGACCTGATCCCGATTGTCGGGCCGGCCAGCGTGCTGCTGTACTTCACCGGCGCGACGACCACGCCGGCGGGTTACTTCACGCTCGACTGGGCGGAAGTGCCGACCGTGAGCGCGATCACGGCGGTCTAAACCCTGATTCGCAGGATGACGGGATTTGCTTGATGGGGTGTAGGGGCGGGGTCTCCCCGCCCCTGATGCGACGGTATATCGTGCGGCGGGTGTATGAGAGCCATGTGGGGGCGTATCGGCCGGGGCAGGTGTTGGTGCTGGACGATGAGTTGGCGGGGTGGCTGCTGCGGGATATGCCGGGGGTGATCGAGGAGCTCGTGCCACCCGAGGTGGCCCAGCCGACTGCGCCGGATGCGGCGGCAGCCGCCGAACCAGAGCCGGCGGTGCGGGCGCCGCGCAAGGGCCGGCGCAGACAGGTGAGCGGGTGACGTGGATGTGGCGGCGGTGCGGGCGCCGGTGGGCGGCGGGCCGAGCTGGTGCTCGGCGGTCCGGGGCGGTGGTATCAGGGACACTAAGCTGTTGTTAGGGGAGCAAGTGACAAATGCCTGACACGGGAGCGATTAGTCCCGGCACGCTGGCGGATGACGCCGCGGTCGGGGCGGTGGCCTGGACCAATCCGGGGAACGCGGCGAGCAGCGACAATGCCTATGCCGTGTTCTCTACTTCGGGCGTGCAGCAATCGCACTACCTCAAGGCAACCAACTTCGGTTTTAGCATTCCGGCCGGGGCCACCATCGATGGCGTGGCGGTCAGCATCGAGCGCAAGGCGGCCAACGCCACTGCGCTGCGCAATGTGCGAGACAGCGTGGTGCGGCTGGTCGTCGGCGGGGCGGTCAGCGGGGACAACAAGGCGAATACCGGCACATCCTGGCCGACTAGCGACAGCAGCGCCAGTTATGGCGGGGCGGCCGATCTCTGGGGCTTGACGCCGAGCGCCGCCGATGTCAACGGGGCGGATTTCGGGGTGGTGCTGTCCGCGACATCGGGCGGCTCGAATGGCACGACGAGCGGCAGCGTCGATCACATCACGATCACGGTCGCGTATACCGAAGGCGCAGTCGTGCGGGTGCCGCGGGCTCCTGCGGTGTACTACCAGAATCCCGGAGTCATGTGATGACCATTTCTGTCTGCATGATGGTGCGCAACGAAAGTGAAGTGCTGGCCGCGGCGCTGCGCAGTGTGGCGGGCCTGGCCGACGAGGTCATCGTCGTGGACACCGGCTCGACCGACAATACGGTGGAGTTGGCGCAAGGCTTTGGCGCGACGGTCATCACAGGCGGCGACCGGCGCAACAAGGCCAGCGGGCGTAACTTGGGTCTGGACGCCGCGACCGGGGACTGGGTGGTGATTCTGGACGCCGACGAGCAGGTAGCCAATCCGCTGGGTGTGCGCAAGTTTCTGGAGACAACTGAAGCAGAGTCGGTTTACATCAAAGAGACGCACATGGTAGGCGACCAGCCCACGTCCTGGTTCCACCAGATGCGCGCCTGGCGGCGGGGGGTACTGAGGTATCGGTATCGGGCGCATGAAGTACCTATCAAAACAGGGACTAACTGGCCCTCCACGGTACTGACGGACTTCGTGTGGGAGCATCGCCCGCCTGGTAACCGGCTGTGGAAGCGCGAGCACATGCTGATGCTGCTGTGCATGGACGTGGAAGAGAACCCGCACGACGCGCGGCCTTACTATTACTTGGGCCGCGAGTACGTCTATCTCAAGGCGTGGGACGCGGCGCTGGACATGCTCAATCGTTATCTGAGCCTGGCCTCGGAGCAGGACAATGACCGGGCTGAAGCCTGGGGGCATCTGGCGACGTGCTATCTGGGGCAGGGTAAGCCCGAGGAAGTGCGCCGGTGTTTGCACCAGGCATTGGCGCTGCAGCCGCAGCGACGGCATTGGTACGGCTGGCTGGCCCAGAACTATCACGACCAGGGGCTGCACGAACAAGCGGCGGGGCTGCTCCTGACGGCGCGGCGCTTGCCGTATCCGCAGACAGGCTACGTCGATGAGTTGTGGTACAGCACGCCGCATCTGCCGGACTTGCTGGCGCGCTGCCTGTATTATGCCGGTCGCAAGGACGAGGGCTTGGCGTTCGCGCGGGAGGCATTGGCGTTGGCTCCCGAGGATGCCAGGCTGCAGGCGAATCTAGCCTTCTTCGAGCAGGGGTAACCCGATGGCTGTACTTGATCTCCGTCCCGCGGGAACGCCGGGAAAGCCAGGACCTACGGGTCCGACTGGCCCAACTGGCCCAACTGGTACTACT